TAAAATAAACTAATATTAAAAAGGAAAGACAATGTCCAACTATAAGAAGAAATTCAAAGAAGAATTTGAAAAGCCAACATTTGATAAACAACTGGATTATAGTGTTGGAGATACGAATGCTGATGATCCTATTTTCAGTAGTGCCTATCATAAATTTATGGAGAATCTTTTGAAGTCAAGAGATGTGGCTGTAAAGGATGAACTCATTGAAGAGGTAGGAAAACTATTCATTGAGCATAATAAGACCGTCCTTGATAGTATTGGCGAACTGTTACAAATTCAATCCGAAACAGTAGGAAGAGTGGTTGGTGAAGTTATGTCTACTCTTGAAACAATACAAAAAGATAATCTCAGAGAGCATAAACTTATAATGGATGACCTTAAAATATTTAAAGCGAATCTATTACTTGATGAAGAATTACTAAAGGTTCATGAGAAAAGACTTAATGATAAGGCTATTCGGATTACAACACTTCAAAAGAATGAGGCTGACTTAAGTCTTAAAATGAAAATCCTTGAAGATAAAATACATGTAAATATTCCTGATGATGTTATTGCTTTCATAAAGGATATTAAGGATTTCGCCCCGGCTATTAAACAGATCGCTTTGACACAAAAATATTGGAATATAGCTTCACTCGTTTTATATATAACAGTTACTGCAGTAATGTTATATCATTTTTTAGGTTAATAAGATAATAAATGATAAACCTGAGATTGGAACGGCTTTATTTAAGACCAACATATACAATAGGTAAACTGTATGTGGACGGAAAGTATTTTTGCGATACTTTGGAGGATAAGGTTCGGGACTATAATCAAGATGGTGATTTAAATGACCTGGGAGAAGAAAAGGTATATGGCGAGACAGCAATACCTTATGGCAGATACAGAATTATAATCACATGGTTTCCAAGGCATAAAAGAGACTCGTTGCAAATACTTGATGTGAATAATTTTACCGGGATATTCATTCATTCCGGAACAGATGAGCACGATACGCTAGGGTGCATACTGGTAGGAAAGAATAAGATCAAAGGCAAGTTGATTGATAGCCGATATACGGAAGTGGGACTATTCGATAAGGTTAAAAGCTATATGGCCGTTGGTCATGAAATTTATATAAATATAATATGATATGGAAGTAACTAATAATCCATCATTAACAAGTAAGCAGGTAAAGACTTACAGCAACGAGATTATCGGCAGGGCAATGCTGGCGGTAAAGCTTGGAGGTCAATATGGAGGTAACAGGGATGTTTACCAGGCGCTTGGATATAAGAGAGTACTTAGATTTGATGATTATTATAGCAGATATCTCCGGCAGGATATTGCCAAGGCAATTATTGATCGTCCGGTAAAGGCAACCTGGCAAGGTCCGTTGGAACTAATAGAGTCGGATATAGCTGAAGACACTGAATTTGAGGAAGCTTGGGAAAAACTAAACAGGCGGCTTGGCTTAAAAACTATTTTATCCAGAATAGATCGGTTAACTGGTATTGGATATTATGGAGTATTATTATTAGGACTTAATGACATAACTGACAGGGGAGGTTTTGCTAATCCTGTGGGAATCGGGAGTAAGGAGTTAGTTTATCTTAAACCGTTTTCAGAAAAGAGTGCTAAGATATCTGAGTTTGAGAATAATCCCAGGAATCCACGATATGGAAAGCCTATTATGTATGATATAGAAGTAGCTGATGCGTTTGGTAATTCAAGTCAGATAATTAAAGTGCATTACAGCAGGATAATTCATATCACTGATGATAATATGGAATCAGAGATATTAGGAACTCCAAGACTTGAAGCAGTGTATAACCGATTGGTGGATTTGGAAAAGATTGTAGGAGCTGATGCGGAAATGTTTTGGAGAGGTGCCCGGCCCGGGTTTAAGAGTAAGACGGATCCGGAATATACGATGACTAAAGAAACAAAGGATGATTTACTTGATCAGCTGGATGAATATGAAAATGATCTTCGCAGGTTTCTTACTCTTGAAGGGGTTGATGTCGAGGCGCTGACCCAGACAATAGCTGATCCCGGACCTCATTTTCAAGTGCAACTGCAGTGCATTTCTGCCCAGACAGGTATTCCAATCAGGGTTCTTACAGGAAGTGAGAGAGGTGAATTGGCCAGTACGCAGGATACCGGGGAATGGTTATCGTACGTACAGGGGCGCAGGGAGGATCATGCTGAGCCAAGAATAGTAAGGCCTACTGTTGATCGTCTTATTGAATTAGGCATTCTGCCTGCACCTGGAGAAAATTATACGGTACTTTGGCGGGATCTGTTCTCGATAAGCGAAAAAGCAAGGGTAGAAATAGGTAAGGGCAGGGCTAATGCGCTTCGGGAATTCACAACTAATCCTATAGCTATGGAAGTTATGCCTCCTGATGCTTTCCTTGAGAAGTGTATCGGGTTTACTACAGACGAAATTACCTTGATCAAGAAGATGAGGGATGAGCAGTTAACTGGGGAATTGATGGATATTGTAGAAGAGCAATTACTCGCTCCTCCGGCACCACCGGCAGGAGGAACAGGAGGTACGGCTCCTTCACGTTCAGCTAAACCAAAAGTAACTCCAAGTAATAGATAATGGAAGAAGTTCTGACATATCAGCAAATTTCAAGATACGATCCTACGAGGACAACAACACTTCGGGCACTTTGGGCCAGGGATATGAAACGCAGGTTTGCGGAACTTGCCCGGGTGATTTATGAAGCTGTGGTGACACAAAACTGTTTTGGATTAAAGAGGCCTGATGTTAAGACGCATCAGGTTGTCCCTCCGGGACAGGAAGCTTTTGCTTTCCTCAGGGATCCGCAGAAAGTTGAAGCATTTATGCGTTGGCTGAAGTTACAGGAAGAAAGAGGATTATTGTCTACTTCCCAATATCAGCAAATAGGTTCTGCGATTAATGGAGCGTGGACAAATAAATATGTAGCTGATTCTTATAAGAGAGGAATCATGAGAGCTAGACAGGAGTTACAGAAAGCAGGGGTCCCTTCATTAGATTCTACCGGAGGAATAGATGCCAGTTTCGGAACTCCTTTTCATATGGATAGGGTGGGTTTATTCTACACAAGGGTGTTTACTGAACTAACGGGCGTTACCACTGCAATGGACACTACTATCAGTCAGATATTGGCTCAGGCAATGATTGATGGTGATGGTCCTGTTGTGATTGCCAGAAAGCTTATGTCTGCTGTAAATGGAGGAACATTAGGTGATTTGGCTATGATTGATAAGCTGGGGAGATATATACCGGCCAAACAAAGAGCATTGATGATCGCCAGGACAGAAACGATCAGGGCCTTTCATTTGGCTGCTATTCAGGAATATCGTAACTGGGGAGTACTGGGGATATACGTGCAGGCTGAATGGATGACAGCAGGTGATGATAAGGTATGTTCGGTTTGTGCTGGTCATGAAGGAAAGTTGTATTCTTTAGATGAAGCTGAGGGAATGATACCCGTTCATCCGAACTGCAGATGCGTATGTCTACCTTACTTAGAAGAGTTAAAAAAGTATTATAATAAATAATAGGAGGAAAAAGAGATGCCACGGACTAAAAGTGATGTTGAAGGACATGAAGCAGTTGTTGAGGGATATCATATTTATATGAAAATTCAACAGGATGCTGCTTATACTGTTGAAGTTAAAAAACATGCAGGAAAGAATCATTTGGTTGTTCCTGTTGTGATGATGGTAGAAGGCGTTCATCATGGAAGCCATGGGCCCTTACTTCATCAAATCAATGATCTTGGGAGATTTCCTGAATCATGGAATGGAATACCTATCGTTATTCAGCATCCGGAAATTGATGGGGTGAATGTCTCTGCCAATTCCCCGGATATAATTGAAAAGCGAAAGGTAGGACGAATCTATAATACTTATATTAAGGACACTAAGAAACTTGCCGCTCAAGCTTGGCTGGACGAGGAGAAGTTACAAGCTCTTTCCAAGGAGGTGCTTGATCAGATTAAAGCAGGCAAACCGTTAGAAGTAAGTCTCGGTATGTTTACCGAAGAAGAACTTGTAACGGGTGAATATGAAGGAGAACACTATGAAGCCATAGCCAGAAACCATAGACCAGATCATTTAGCACTTCTGCCCGGCAGTGTTGGAGCCTGTTCTATTGCAGATGGATGTGGAATACGTGCCAATAGCGATGGATCTACTGTAGAATTCACTATTAAAGGTGAGGACTTGGTCGGATTGGTTCGCACTAGATTTAGTACTAATTTAAAAATGGAGGACAAAAAGATGGCTGAAAAAGCTGAATGTACTCCCTGCGTCAAGAAGAAGGTAGATGAGCTGATTGCAAACAGTCAGGGCAAATATACAGACACTGACAGGGAGATGTTGGAAACTTTAAGCGAAGTTCTTCTTGATAAGATCACCCAGCCGGTAACGGTAGAAAAGGAAGTGGTTGTCGAGAAAGAGAAAGTCGTTGAGGTTAATATTCTTTCAGATGAAGACAAGGCTGCACTTGCAGACTATAAAAGGATTCTGAAAGAAAAACATGATGCGCTGATCAAGAGGATTCAGGATAATTCTGAAAAAGGAACCTGGACCGATGAAGAGCTTAATAACATGAAGGATATCGTCCTTGAGAAGGTAGCCAACATGGTTAAGAAAGCTCCTATGACTGACTATTCCCTGAATGGGAATGGCAATATCCAGGCAAATGGGAGTGAAGAGGAACCTCTTGCACCGACTGGTATTACATTTAAAAAATAAAAAAGGAGGAAAGTAAAATGGCTTACGAAAAATTTACGATTGCACTGAAAAAGTACTCTGACGTAATGGAGGAGTATATAGCAGGTGGGTCCATCCTTCCGGGTATGGTATTACTACTCGATGATGATGGTACTGTTAAGGCGCATGACAATGACGCCCCTGCTGCTTTCACTGTTATGGTCGCTCTTGAAGATGATCTGCAGGGAAAGGGTATAGATGATGCTTATGCATCTGGTGATCCGGTTCAATGCTGGACCCCTTATTCCGGGGATGTATTCTACGGCATTCTTGAGGATGGAGCTGATATAAAAATTGGTGATTTCCTTGAGTCTAATGGTGTTGGTTACTTACAGAAGTTTACTTCTGGTCAGGCACGGTTACAGGCTCTTGAAACTTTGGACCTTAGTGGTTCAAGCGGAGAAGAGTCTTCTGTGGGAGTCCTTGGATTCAATAAGAGAATCAAAGTCAAAGTAGCATAATTAAGAAAAGGAGGAAATACAATGGCAAATGTTGATTTAATTGGAACCGATGGACGGGCTCAGGGCGAAATCGCTGCTCAGCTTTTAAGCAATGGGAAAATGGACCCAAACAGAATGCGTCCATTTATCGGAAAAGATGGTGGATCTTACTATTCTGTTTACAGTGGTGGTGATCCAACAGATAAGAGTAACTACAAAGTTGTTCCGGCTCTGAATACTAACGCTACTCTCCGCAGGGATGAGTGGAAACAGCTTGATGATGCTGTTGTTAGGGCTAAAGATTACCGTCTTGGCGGTATCGAGGATCTGATATCTAAAGGGCTTACTTTCCAGCTTGGGAATGCTATGGGTACTACGGTACTTGAATGGCATGACGTTGTTGGAAATCTGGAGGCTGAAATGACCATGGACGGGGTAACCCGTGGACTTGGCAACAGGGTTGATTGGAAATTCAATTACATGCCGATACCTATCGTGCATGTTGATTATAATCTCAACCTCAGATCTCTGGAAACCAGCCGTAATATGGGTAATGGACTTGACACTACTCTTGCCGAAAGGGCTACAAGAGCTGTTATGGAGCATTTAGAGAATATGCTTTTCAAAAATCTTACCTACAGTTTTGGTGAGAAAGATTCTCATAATCATAATACCATATACAGTTATGTAAATCATCCTGACAGGAATCAGATTTCTTTGATTCATGCATGGAATGATTCAGCCACAACCGGTAAGGATATTGTTGATGAGGTCATTTCCTGGAAACAGGTAAGTATTGATGATCGTCATTACGGTCCATGGCAGATTTATATTCCACCGGCTTATGAGACTGTGCTGGATGAGGATTATGTTGGAGCAACTCCTGATACTGCACCAAGCAATACTATTCGTCAGAGGATCATGAACATTTCAGGTATAACAGGGATAAAGGTTATAGACACCTTAGCCGCTGATACTGTTCTGTTTATTCAGATGACTCCTGATGTGGTTCGTCTTGTGCAGGGTCTTCCTATTCAGAATATCGAATGGCAGACTGAAGGCAAATTCGTTTCTCACTATAAAGTGATGACTATCCAGGTTCCTCAGATTCGTTCTGATGCTGATGGTCGTAGCGGAATTTGTCATATAGCATAATTATCTAATATCTACTAATCAAGTAGTTATTTATACAAACATAATGATATGGAACGTACAAAAAATATTGGAGCAAAGCCTGAAGGATTAATGAGATGGAAAAAGACAGGAGGCGGATCTTTGCGTTTACGTAATATGCGCTATGTCCGTTCAGGTGAAATATTTGAGGCCCGGGTAGAAGATATTCCGGAAGCTTTTAGAGATACAGTGATTCCTTTAAATCCGGTATTACTGAAAGAGGCTGTGGAAAAAAAGGAGGAAGAGATTTTAGAAATTGTTAAAAAGACTTCTAATAATTACTCTATAAGACCCAGGGCTACAGGCACATGGGTCGATGTAGTTGATATGAACGGAAAAAAGATAAATGAGAAAGCACTTAAACTTTCGGATGCAGAAGGGTTATTAAAGAAACTTAACGAATGATTTGGTCAGTTCCTAATATGTGGGAGGGAGGGGATGTTTGGATACTTGGTGGAGGACCGTCAATAATTAAACAGTTTGACATTCCACCAGAAGTGGTGCAGGATGTAATGAATGGTGTTGTTTCGCCAAGTATTTATTCCCCTTATATGTCTTTTCTTCATGATAAGCATGTGATAGGGATTAATGTATCTTATCTTATTGGGGACTGGATTGATATGGTCTTTTTTGGGGATAGTAAATTTTATGAGAGGCACAAAAAAGGGATGGCGGCATTTCCGGGATTAAAGATAACCTGTCATCCTAAGCTTAGCAACATTTCTTGGGTTAAGTACTTAAGTAAGGATCCAAGGAAAAGCCAAGGGATTAGTTTTCGTCCTCAGCATATAGCATGGAATTGTAATAGCGGAGCTGCTGCAATAAGCGTGGCAGCGAATGCTGGGGCAAAGAGAATAATCCTTTTGGGATTTGACATGAGTTTGGGAGAAGATAAGAGCAGGCATTGGCATAGGCTTTATAAAGTTACTCCGCTTCCAACAGTAAATGGAAGAAGAAGGGATGGTAGGGCGGTTGCTCTTCCTTATAAACGTCATTTGGCAGGATTTCCACAGATTGCCTCAGATGCAAAGGCAAGAAGAATTGAAATTATAAATGCTTCACCAACAAGTAGTATAACTGTTTTCCCTAAGTGTACAGTAAAGGAATTGATTGATAAAGGAAATGGATGAACTGGTAGCTCTGAAATTAAAATACAGGGATGAATATATGCAGGATTGTGAGGGAGCCTCTAAGTATATATGGCAGTATTCACGATTATATCCCAGATGGAAAAAATTTCTTAAGCGGTTTAAAAATGAAAAAATACTTGATTTCGGTTCTGGTCCTGGATTCGCACTTAAAGTAGGGAGGGAACTTGGATTAGATATTACAGGGCTAGATATTGATGTTGATCCTGTTTATAATGATATAAATGAGCAATTAGGTGTTTCCCGTATTTTGTATGACGGGAAACGTATTCCTCTATTTGAAGATAAGTTTGACGTAATAATATTTCATTGGTCGTTTATTTTTGATTTCTCAGAGTTTAATCATATGGGAACTAGGCGATTGAGTGAAGAGGGTTTTAATGAAAGAGTTCAGCAATTGAAGGACATTACAAAAAAGGGCGGTTGGTGGTATATATCTCCCCTTCATCATTTTAGGGAAGTTCAGAAAAATGCAACAGGAGTTAATTTGAAATTTTTTAGGTTAAGTTTAAGTGGAAAATGAGGATAACGCAGGCACGGGTAAGTAATGGTATCGGGACATTTAAGGATGCGTATCTTAAAAGATATGGTCTTGTGGAAGACAGGAGTTTATTCCGGCCTATTGTTTTGTTTGGTATGTATCACGATGATGACTATCAATTTTATCTGTCACACAGAAAACAGAAAATTGTTGTTTGGTGTGGAAGCGATAGTATGATGCTTAATAATAGGCGAGCTGCCATACTTCGATTAAGGAAGGAAGCGATCCATATTGCAAAAAGCAAGTTTATAAGTGATGACTTAAAAAAATATAATATCCCTCATACAGTCCTGCCTGTGACATGGCAAGTGCCGGATTTAAGACCTGCCCCAAAAGGTGATCGTATATATCATTATGGAGAAGGTCGTAATAATCTTTATGGGAATAGTTATCTGCCGTTAATCGAAGAAAGGACTGGGTTTTCTATTATAAAGACTACGGCAAACACATTTACCAGGGAGGAGTTAAGAAAAGTGTATGCTGATTGCTTTATTGGTCTTCGGTTGACTAAGCATGACGGGGTGCCTAATACAGTTGTAGAATTAGGTATGATGGGCAGGCGCTGCCTGTATAATGGAGGTTTACCAAATGCGATTCCATGGATTAATATAAATGACATTTGTGAAAGTATTGTCAATGAATTTAATCGCAGGGAAGTGGGGGATATGGAGAAGGTATCGGGAGAAATTTTGAGATATATTGATATTGGGGATGAATGGTTAAATATATAAT